GTAGCCCTAGTAATTGTTCCAGAAGTAGGAAACGAAACGGACATAGTTGCAAGTTCACCAACTGCATTAGCTACTGGTATGTGTTGATTTACAAGCACACTTCCAGAATAGCTTGGGTTAGTTGCACTAACTGATCCACTTGTTGGTTTTACAACAAATGCTGTTGTTGAACCTAACAATGGAAATAATGTTGCGTCCACTTCACTACTAGCGAAATCTTGTTGGAACTCTATGGACAATGTTCCGTCCTTTAGTCCACCAGTTCTGGATTGAAATGTATCACCCATAGCTGTTGTAACGATTTCGTCTGCTAGATCAACGCTGTTTAAGGTTACACTAGCGTCTGTTAAAACAAATTTTGCCAATGTAAACTCCTTTCAAACTTAATTTTATAGTTAAGTAAAGAAGTTAAGTTGTGTTTGTTATTTTATTTTCTGTTAAATAAGATGTTGTTACGCCAACCACGTGCAACTTTTTTTGGTTGGTTAATTTGAATATTATCTTGTTTTAATAATATATTCCAATTAGACCATATCCAACTTGTGTAACTTTCAACTTCTTCAATTACTTCGTTGGTTTCAATATCTATGATTTCACCACCTATGTAATGCTTTAGAAGTTTCTTAGCTTCTTTTGGACTATCAGCTTCTAATTCAATAGTATATTCAGCAACAACTTTGACTTCATATACATTTGTCTTTGGATCACGAAACCCAAGTGATTTTTCTAACGAACTAAAAACATTTTCTGCTTTTGTCATTTTATACTCCAATCTGTTTTGTACGTTTTTTTAATTATACCACAAAACGTGGTCTATCTCAAATTGGCTATTCTATACCGATTGTTGCGTGAATAGAAAAACTTGGATTAGTTCCAGATATTGTGTAATTTAATCGCCAATACTGATCTGTAATAGCACCTGCAACACTTTGGAAATCTGCACCTATTGCTGTAATACCTGTAAAAGTAATTCTATCTGTTGGACTTGTAAAACTTGAATTGTCATCACTTTGTAATTTAAAAGTTACTGTTGGTGTTGAAGTACCACTTACACCGTAACAATGTATGCCTACATAACATTTTTCAGTTGCACCAACTGCACCTAGTTGTACACCAGTTGAATTACCACTTGCAGTTAGATCACCGTCAATCTGTACTTTGCCTTGTACAACTACATCACTTGATTGCGATTTAGAAATACTAAATGGTGCTATTTCGCCAACTGCACCAAATAGGTTATATGAAAATAGTCTTGACTTTGTAAAGTATGCAGTATTGCCCACACCTGCGTCTGGTACTGTTGTAACTAATAATTCATTACCTACTGACGCACCTAATAAAGCGTCTGGCTTGTTTGCACCAGCTTCATAAAAGCCGTCTAATTGTAATGTGCTATCTTTGATCCCACCAAGTTTAGATTTAAAGCCACCACTATTAATTGTTGTAGCGTCTAGTTCTTCAGCTGTAATATCTAAATTTACGCTTGTGATATGGCTAGATAAGTCGTAACCACCACTAAATACCTTACCGTCATTAAATACAAATTTAGCCATTTACTTCTTCCCACGCTTCATTAACATCTGGTGTGCTTTTATCATCTTTTATAAACGTGCCGTCTTTCTTTCTAGCACGTCTTTTTTTAATAGTAGTGGGTTCTATGTGTCCACCCTTTATTAATGACTTAGCAACATTTTCATCATCTATTGTAATGGTGTCGCCTTTTACTTTGCCCATTACCTTTTTATTACCGATAATTTTATATTTAGCCATTATTGACCACCTTTACAACTATCTGGACACGATCCACAACAATTCATTAACTACTTCCTTTCGTATAAACTTCAATACTCATATTCGCACCAACACCGTCAATGCCGTTTAAATTAACATCAGCTGCATAATTGGTCATATCTACCACTCTTGCGTCTGTGTCGCTTAAACCTAATGTTCTATTATTAAATATAACCTGTCTTATGCTTGATGAACCACTACCTGTAATAAAAGCGTCTAGTTTGTCTTGTGCTGTTCTGCTATCTGCACGTTGTACTGCAACCAACATATCAAATGTATATAAATCAGTTCCCCTTTGCATAGCTAAATCAAACTGTATTTCTGTTGGTATAAAGATTGCTACAGGGAAGTTTATTGCATTATCTGGAACTGTATCGTAGCAACGAAGTCCACTTATGTTGCCAACAGTAGTTTTTAAACCGTCCCTAATTTGTGCAAGTGTAGCCATTAAACAACACCTATAACTGTGCCTTTACGAAATGGTGCAATTAATCGTGTTATTTCTCTGTTTTGTTGAATATTGACTACGCCAAAATCACCAACACCAGCAACGCCTAGTGGTGCGTTTCGCATAGCAAATAGTTCACTAGCTAACATCAATGTAGCTTGTCTTATTTGTTCTGGTGTACTTGCATAACCCCATTTTGCAGTTATTTCTGCACGTGGTCTGTTACTTGAAAAATCTAGTGGCCACTCGTGATTGCCGTCACTTATAAGTTCTACAATATAAAATGGATTTCCTTGTATGCCACCTACAACACCATTTATCGGTAATACTTGAAATTCACTAGCAGATACAGTTGTTTCGTATGTACCGTCATCATCATCATCATATTTAACTACCAACCCAGTAGTTGTTGAAATATCATCTACACGAAGTCTGTATAGATCGTTTGTAAAAAATTTACGTGCTGAAGCTGAACCGTCTGCGTAGAACTGTCTGCCACAAAATGCGTCAATTTGACGACTTGCTGCATTTACTGCGTCATCTAGTAAATCATCATCTGCTGTATCGCTTGTAGGTATGCCAACAAACGTCTTTAGCTGATTTTGTGTACAGTAGCCATTAGTAATTGCCATAAGATATTATCTACCTTTCTTTCGGCCTTTACCTTTGCCACCTTTCATTTTCTTTTTTCCGTAACCATATCCCATAGTTACTTCTTTTTATCTACTTTTTTTTCAGCTTTAGGTTTTGCAGTTTTTGTTTCAACTGATCCACCAGCTTTTTTAATTGCGTCTTTAACTTTTTTAGCACGTTCTGCCTTTCCATAAAGTTCATATCCTTTAAGTTCTTCTTTAAGTGCTTCTATTAAATCTTTATCTTTTGCCATAATTCTTTCCTAAATGGTCTGGTGTGTTGGTTGCCCAGCACACCAAAACCATTACATTAACTAAAAGGAAGGTGTTATTAAACCTGTTCCTTGCATTTTTGTCATACCAGCTGGGTATCTTCCAGAAGCAAAAGCACTATAACCATAAACAACCATTTTAGTTGTTAATGATCCAGCGTTTGTTTCTTCAAATTTCAACTGGAATAAATTATCTTCAAACAAAATGTGGTCATCTGCTTTAACTACATAAATTTGGTCTTGGTCATTACCACCACCGTCTGTTGTAGTTACATTTGCGTCTGTGATAACTGGAAGTCCTAAAAGGTTTCCAACTACGTTACCATATTTTGCTGCGTCACCAATACCCATAGCGTTGTCTGGGTTGTTACCTGCTGGAAGTACTAACGGTCTTGAATTTCCGTCAACTCCTGCTGTAAAGAAACCCCAACGTCTTGGGTGCATAATGATTGCAGTAGCTGGTGCAAATCTATTTGAATTTATTTTTTGCACTGCGTCTGCCAATTTTGGAAATAACTCACCAACAGTTGGTGTAGCGTCGGTGTATGTTACTGTGTTTTGTCCAGATACGTTTCTAATACCTAGTGGTTGTCCAGATGATCCTGAACCTTCTAGCATTAAACTATCTAATTTTCCATAATAAGCTGCTACTAAGTCTTGAAAAATAATATTTTCTAAACTAAAGCCCGGTTGTCCACCACGTTCAAGTGCTTGTCTTGAAACATCTTGCTGACCAGCAACAGTATCAACATTTACTGTTAATAATGTGTCGTCAATGTTTGTTTCTTGAACAGCACTATTTTGTGACGCTTGTTCAGCAGCTTCTGATCCAGTAGTAATTCTGGACACTTCAACTTTCATACCATAAGCCGGTAAAGGTTTTTTAGGTATTGCGTTATATACTGCTGCACCTGCTCTTGCAATCGGTGCGTACTCATCTATTAAATATTGTGGTACAACTAGTCCTGTAAAAGCACCAGTTCCAATATCTCTAGCTTCGTGTTCTTGGTGGTTGTTAAGTCTTTCTTGTGCTTTATA